AAGGGCGCCATGAAGGGCTGCGGCGTTAAGAACGGTTGCAAGTCCAAGAAGGGCGGCCTGACAGCCAAGGGTCGAGCTAAGATTAATAATAAGACCGGGTCTAACCTTAAGGCTCCCGTGACCGGCAAGGTCAAGAAGGGGAGCAAGGCTGCTGGACGGCGTAAGTCGTTCTGTGCTCGTTCCAAGAGCTGGACCGGAGAGCGTGGCAAGGCTGCCCGCAGAAGGTGGAAGTGCTGATGGATTATAGTAAAATGAATGAGAAGCTGTACGAGGCTCTGATGGCGGATCTCGGTGATCCGGAGAAGACCTCGCCTCAGCTGTATAAGGTTGTCCTTGATGTTCTTAAGGAGAACCGCGATCAGGTTGAATTGACCGATCGAAATGTTGATGAGCTAATCGAAGAAAAGGTCGATCTCCCGTTCAAATTTGGATGAAAGATCAGGGCCCAATCTAAGAGAGTACCTCTCTCTCGGCGAGAGCCGAGGGATGGGTTTTACCTAGGAGATATATATTAATGCCTATTCCAAAAATAAACAAAGCTTTGGTACCTAAAGATGTACCAAGCGAGATACTCGAAGACTTTCGCAATCATCTGTTCATGTGCATGAAGCACTTAGGCATGGGCGAACCTACGCCCTTGCAGTACATGATGGCAGAACGTCTTCAGGACGGTGGAGAAGAGATGCAGCTTCAGGCTGGTCGTGGTGCCGGTAAGTCGGTACTTACGTCTATGTTTGCAAGTTGGCTTCTCCTAAGAGATCCTAATCATGTTGTTATGGTCCTCTCGGCTACGGCTATCAAGTCTACCGAGTTCGTGTCTATGACCCGTAAGATCCTCACCCTTGTCCCCTACATGAACCATATGGAGCCTGGTCCAAACACCCCAGACTCAGCCTTTGGTTTTGACGTAGAGAATAAGACTACGGTGGGTCAGGATAAGTCCGTGTTCAGCAGAGGCATCTCCGGTCAGATTACCGGTAGCCACGCTGACACGATCATCCTTGACGACGTGGAGATTGAGAAGAACTCGGAGACCTCAGAGGCCCGAGAGAAGTTGATTAATAAGGTCTGGGAAATTGAGCAGATCCGCAACCCTGACAAGGGGCTGATCCGGATCCTTGGTACTCCCCAGTCTGCAGAATCTATTTACAATAAGATGAGAGACGCTTATCCTTGCTCCAAGTTCCCCGCCCTGTACCCCCACCCGGATGAACCCGGGCAGATGCGGGACGTGGACCCATCCATCCTTGAGATGGACCTGGAGCCTGGCAAGAGCACTCAGCCCGAGCGGTTTACTGACGTCCTCCTTATGGAGCGTAAGAGCCGTGTAGGGCCCAAGCTGTTCTCCCTGCACTACCACCTGGATACGAGCCTGGCTGACATGGACAAGTTCCCTCTGCGGCTTCAGGACCTCATCGTGTTGGACCTCGATACCGAGGTTCATCCCGAGAAGGTGGTGTGGTGCTCGGACCCTCTCAAGGACTTGCCCAGCTTCGGGCTGAACGGTGACACCCTTAGCTCCCCTATGTGGGTGAGCGACCAGTACGTCCCGTATAAGAGCACCGTGATGTTCATTGACCCCTCGGGTCGTGGTAACGATGAGACCGCTGTATGCGTCGCCTCGTTCGGCCACGGCTACGTCTGGGTCCACGACATCATCGGATTCGAGGGTGGCTACGAAGAGCCCCTCCTCAAGAAGATTGTTAATCTAGCACTAGAGTACCCGCACCTAAAGCTCATCAAGTACGAAGAGAACTTCGGTGATGGTATGTTTGGTAGCCTGCTCCGCCCCCACGTGGCTGAGCTAGGTAGGGGCCAGGTTGGCCTCGAAGGTTACCGAGTCAGTGGTATGAAGGAGAGTCGCATCATTGCGGCCCTGGAGCCCGTGATGGGCAGTCACCGACTTGTTTTTAACAAGCGCGCTATCCGTCAAGAAGAGACCCAGCGTCAGATTGCAAAGATCTACAACACCCGTGGTGCCCTCAAGCACGATGACCGTGTTGATGTCTTGGCTGCTGCCGTAGGATTCTTTGAAGACTCCCTAGGCATTGACGTAGACAGTCAGGTAGACCGTTATCGAGAACAAGAATTCAACGAAATGGTTGCTACCTGGGAGGACGACGAACGCCGTGCTGGTCTCATTCTAGGAGACCGCATGAGTGGCGCAGCTCGCGTCAAAACCCTTAACCCTAGAGATACCGCTAAGACGGTGTTTGGACAACGAAATGCTCAGCGTGGTATCAGGCTACGGCCCCCGGGTCGGTAGTTCATTTGTAATGAGACAAGCCAAGATCCGTGGACTCAATGTCCTCGGCACCAAGTATCTCAACGACGCTCCTGTCGCTGGGAACCCAGGTGGATATTATGACCTTGATGATGTAGAGGTCCTCTGGGCAAATAGCGGAGTAGCTAAGGTCTGGCCCCGCCAGATCCCTATTCTCCGCACTGTTCCCGACAAGATGGTTGTCTTGTCTAGGGGCAATGTGGATGATTGGCTTGTTAGTATTGATAAGCAGATCAAGCGTGAGAAGGGCACTATGACAGCCGAAGAAGTGCTGGAGTACACCGTCCCCCTTATGGATCAGATGCTCGTCGACTTTCCGGGCGAGGTCATGAAAGTGGCAACCGAATCTCTTAACGATAACATCGAAGAGATCTTACAATTTATTGGAGAATAATAATGGGTGTAGCTATCGCAGCTATGGCAGGACTCGGGGCCGTTGGCGGCCTTATGGGTTCTATCGGTCAGCAGCAACAGCAGCAGGCTCAGTATCACATGCAGCGCATGGAAGCTGAGAGGCAGAACTACCTCAATCAGCGTAAGACTGACGAGGCTAACTGGGCTGCAGCACGCAAGGCCGCTATTACTAAAATTAATAATGGTAAGATTCAGGAAGCTTCTGTCATTGCTTACGCAGACATGAAGCGCCAGAATCGTAACCAGTTCCAGAACAACGCGCACGGTATTGCCACTAAGTGGGTAAACCAGCGTAACATGATGATTACTGAGGCCACGGGTAAGAACCTCCGTGGTGGTATGGTAGATCGAATGCAGGCAGTGGCTGGTAACCAGGCTCGCAAGGAACGCCTGGCTAACCGCAGGCAGCTTGCTTCCTCTGACGAGGCCGCTACCAATCAGTATAATAAGATGCTTAACAGCAGAGACACTCTATCTAGGCAAGGAACACAAATGTTTGTTCCGTCTCCTATGCCTCTCCAGCCCGACTCAGGATTCAACCTCGGTATGCTTTCCAGCATGCTCGGTGGCGGAGCCCAGGGTGCTGGTCAAGGCGCCGGTATTTCAAGTGCACTAAAGTTGGGATGACACTATGCCTAAGCAACCTAAAGTAAGAAGTAATGATCCCAATCGTCGGAAGGGAACTAGGGGTGGGGCTTTCGCAGCCCTTGCCCAACAGACACAGGGCCCCGATGCTACGCAGCAATACTCTGCTGCAGGCCCTGAGCTAGTAGTAAACAACACGACATCCGACAACCTCGTTGTAGGTAAGACCTACGGCGGCCCTGTCGGTCAGTCTACTTGGTCCGAGCTTAGTCAGCTTCTCGGAGCTGGCATGCAGGCCGCGACCACAGGTGCGCAGATCTACGGCCAGATCAACGAGAAGCGAGAGAGAGCCGATACTGAGTCTGATCTAGAAGCTCAGAAAGAGTATGAGCTCGCAGCGGCACAGCTGGAAATTGACATCCAGACTTTGCCCGAGGACCAGCAGCACTCCGAGCGAGGCAAGCTCCTGTCTAAGTTTGAGGATAGGTTTGTCACGGACGGTGGCGTTCACAAGCACAACCTTGCTGGTTTGAAGCATGAGCTGGGTACGTCCCACGCTGATTCTACCGCCTGGGTCCGTACCAACGTCACGGACAAGGTTAGCGAAGCTCGTCTTACGTACAGCAAGGATCCTGAGGCTCTGGCTGATGCCATCACGGACATCTACAACACTGCCTCAGAAGAAATTATTAAGAGGCACGGCAAGGATTCTAAACTGTATAGTTCATATATGCAGCAGATTGCCGGTGGTGTTCAGTCCTCTAAGAGTCTTGTTAAGAACACGGCTCGTGAGATGGTCCACGAGAACCGCCAAGCTATTGCTGATGCTCGGGCTAATATCATGCAGAGAATGTCCCAGGGCGAAGACGTCCTCGGGGCCATGGGCCTAGACGGGTCGTCTACCTTGGGCTCTTATGCTGCTGCTATCTTTGAGGAAGCAGGCATTGATCTGACTCAGCTCGACCCGAACCAGGCTTCGGCCGTTCAGACCGAGTTCCGAGACATGATGCTCAAGGACCTCAAGGATGACATGCGGGCTTTGCAGAGCGCTGACGACGATCGTATCCAGAAGCGTGCTGCAAACTTGCTCAGCGCTGAGCTTGAGGAGTGGGATCTCGATCGGGACTTCACTATGAGTGAGTCTAGTATTGACGTCCTTATTGACGCTCGTCAGAGGTATGCTCAGACGGGCCCGGGCAGAGAGGCCCAGGCTAAGGTCGACGAGGGAATTATCTCATCGTTTGTTGACGGGTCTATTGTCAGACTTGACATTAACATGAGCGATGAGGATCGTAAGAAGTTTGTTACAACTCAAGTTGATATGATGCTTGATAGGTTTGGACACGACAACGATGACCCCATCTCCCGTCGAGTCAGATCTCGCGCTGCAAACATGATCAAGAATACAGATTTTAATGTTATTAGAAAGCACCTTGAGAAGAAGGACCACATGGCCCTGCTTAAGGTGGGTTCCCAGGGGACTGGCCCCGAGGCTGACCTGGCTTATAAGCTAGGCATGGAGCAGCTGGGCATTTCAATGTCTGACTACTTCGGCCAAGAAACTATAATGCTCTTTAACGCGAATCAGCGTAGGCAGAACGCAAAGCCTAAGATGTCTTTGCAAGGCTTGATGGGCACCTACAGCTACACATTGAACGAGGACCAGGCAGGTCGCGCTAAGGGCGCCCTGGGCTTCGCCTTCCGAGAGTCTGTCAATGGCGGAAACTTTGAAGAGGTGCTCATGGCTGAGCTTAAGAGAGACGGCCTTGAGTCTACGTTTGAAGTTATTATGTCTTCTGTTGCGGCAAGCGATAGCGGACAGCTTATGCACATCCTGGACCAAGAAAGAAACGACGGAGTGGGTAAGCCTAAGACTGTGAAAGAAGCTACGGATCTGTACAAGTCAATTGGTGGCAAAGTTACAGACGGCGGCAATCTTGAAGGCGGCATGGATGTAAAGACCTCCCTTAGTCGTATGAGAGAAAGTCTTTCGAGTCCGAGTGGATCAAGGGCTTTTGGTGCCAGTGTCAGCGAAGCAATGGGCAGTCGTCCCGATGCCATGGACACCGCGGCTTACGAGAAGGATGTTAATAGTTTTATTATGAACGTCGTAGCCGTCCCTGGGTTTGTCCAATCTTTCCAAGAAGAGACGGACACCTCGGAACGTATTAAGATGCTTAACGCTATCTTTACATCCCGGTACGGAGAAGCTCCGCCACCAGAGGCTTTAGGGATGATGGAAGAGCAGATTAAGAATGGTGGCTTTACTAGCGACGACCAGGCTACGATTGTCTCTGATATTGGCTCAGTGTTTGCCCGCAGTAAAAGAAACGCCTTAAACAAACTAGTTATTCATGATAGACAGTGGGGCGGTGACTGGAAAAACATCAAGGACAACCTCGATGTCAAGGCTAGCATCGCTCGGTTTGTACCCCCTGGTACGGAGATTAACGAGTTTACCGCTTCTGGCTGGGCCAACAAGCAAGGGCTCATTATTACCCGTGACGACGACGACGTGATCCAGATCGCGGTTGATCCTTCTCGAAGCAGCAAGGACCTTCTTATGGCTCTTACTGAGTACGGTCCAGATGAAGAAAGGGGTGGGGCTCGCACTCAAGGTGCCGTCTTTAACCCAGCAGCTAAGAAGGATATGATTGCTTACGCCGAGGGAACTGCTACTATTCTTGATGAGAAGGGCAGCAAGGTTGAAAACTACGAGAGCAAAAAGTCAATGCAGCTGTTCATTCAAACACTGGTAGCTAAACCCGGTGTGGCTTTGAACAGTAGAGCTAATGGAACACATTTCAAGCTTGAAGGCGAAGAAGCCAGGAGAATGGAAAAGCTAAGGAACTGCATCCGTGGTAAAAGGTCGGCGGCTGCAGATACTAATAATCTAGAGCACGGTCGATTGGCTTTTGCAGCTGCTTTGATTGCTGAAGGCATTCCTGTGGAAGACTGGAACCTGAAGACCTTTGATCTTGTCAGTGCTGATACTGATGGCCAGATTATGCGGCGAGGCACCGACGGCTCTCTTACCTTTACCATCCCAGGTGAGTCTAACGAGGCTCCTATGACTTTGGTTGTACCTCCCGCTTTTAGTGGTGCGTACGGAAATGTCACACGAAACAGACAGAGTGCTAAGACGGGTAGAAATACAAGTGAAGCTATTGTTGTTGATCCTGCTTTGATGTATTACGGCATTAAGGAACAGATCGACAAAAAGCAACGTGGGATTAGAGATAGGCTTGGAAAGAAAGCCTCCTCAGATCCTGGATACATTGAAGAGTGGACGGGTAGGGAAGTTATGCCTAAGGACGCGCCTGACGATTACAAGCATCCTCTCTACAATCAACACTTTAATACTGATGAGTACGCGTACGATTAATATTTATCTTCGTCCCCCTTCCGGGGGGCGGAGGTCTTCTTTTGACTATTACCTCCCCTATGGGCAAGGAATATAATGCAAGATTACAATTCGTTTGATCGCAGGACTGAGTATCTTCTGGACTCTTCGGAATCCATGAATGCTAGAGACGTCATTAATCTTAACGCTGAGACACTTCTCTCAGACGCTAGGACCACGGGCATCCTGCAACAATATAACATGATTGACCAGCAACGTCTGGCTCAGCAAGAAGCTGAGACCTCACGTAAGGCCGAGATATTGGGTGCTGATAACATCAACCCCTTTAAGGAAGTTGCTTCTACTTGGAGCGATGACTTCAGTAGTATCCTGTTCCGTAACACGGACGACATGTCCTACTGGCGAGAGGTCGCTTACAAGCAAGGAGCACAGAAGGATCCGGGTGGTCTCATTGGTCGCTCTAACCGATCCGAGGCTGCTAAGTACGCTGGCATCGGTAACATGGTCGAGCAGCTCCCCCCTGAGATCCGGGACGGCATGGGTGCCGAACTCCTGGAGGCCATTGCCCACGGCACTGGCACCGACGCTATGTTGGACTCTTGGGGTATTGGCTCCGGCGATGGGGGCATGTTCTATGTCCTCGGCGCACGGACGATCGACTTCTTTGGAGATCAGGATGGATACATGGGCGGCACTACCGTAGGCTCTGACCTGCACGCTGCTATGAACACGGTGGACCCCGCTTGGACTCCCGAGCGCAAGGCCACTGTGGCTGATACTTTTATTAATGATGAAACTAGAGCACTGTACGAGGCCGCTGGTATTACCCGCGAGACCTTTACTAACAGTGACTCTATGGGCCAGGCTATGGCCCGCGTTATCCAGAAGACCACGGACTACAAGTCTGGTACCTACCACGCTCAGTCCAGTGGCCTGGAGGGCGCACGGTTCTTCCTTGGCAACATCGGCCGTACCCTTATCAGCGATCCTGATATGG